ATCTCTTTATCAAACCCAGTTTTATTTTTCGAGTGTTTGGATATGGTGTTGGAGGTACCATAACGCTTTTCTGAGATCCTCGAGTTCTTTATCTTTTCCTTTCTTTCCTGCACGACTTATATATTTTACTGTATTTCCTAAACTAAACCCTAAATCCCAAGCATCAATTACTTTGATTGCTTCGTAAGGGTTATTTTCTCCTCCGTAATGTTGAGGATGATTTACTTGTTCTTTTTGTGGTGAAGGACATTGACAAAGTCCAGTACCACCACATACACATTGTTTATCCATTACTCTTCTCTATATTCTTTTAATAATTCTTCATTGGACATAGTTCCATACTTTTCACTAAGACCGTTTAAATTAACATCTTTATTGATCATAGTTTTTGTATCATAAAGTAGTTGAGCTACATATAATGAATTAACGATCTCACGAACAATTTTATATGGATCTGCATTTGATCCTGGTCTTCTATCTTCAACATATCCTTTCCATTCTTTTGCTGTGTCCTGTGGAACTCTAATTGATGCTCCACGATCAGATACACCCCAACTAAATTTATCAATTGCCTGTGTCTCATATTCACCAGTCAAACGAAGGTTATTGTTTGATCCGTAAGCTTTGATATGATCTTCGTGTCTTGATTCAAATGCGTTAAATAGTGACATGAAGTATTCTTCGTTACCATCAAATCTCATCATGTCTGTTGAGAAGTTTGTGTGAAGTCCTGATCCATTCCACTCTCCGTGTGTGATTGGTTTTGGGTGAAGTTCAATGTGATAACCGTACTTCTCAGCAATCTTAAATAGGAAATATCTAGTCATCCAAAGATCATCTCCGCCTTGTAATTTTCCTTTTGAAAAAACTTGGTATTCCCACTGACCTAAAGCAACCTCAGCATTTGTTCCTGTAATATCAATACCATAGTTTAAACACATATTCAAATGTTCCTCAACAAATGGACGACCAACAACATTATGACCTACACCACAGTAGTACTCACCTTGTCCTTTAAGGATGTTTCTCTTGTGACCCAAAATGTTTCCATTAACTTCTTCTCGAATAAAATATTCTTGTTCAAAACCAAACCAAAGATCTTCAAATCCTTCACCAATACTAGATCTTTTATTCGATTCATGGGGTGTTCCATTTGGGTTTAATACTTCACATAAAATATAGATTGTTGATTGCATGTCTTGAACATAATGTCTAACAGGTTTTAATAAACAATCGGAGTTTCCTGTTTGTGCTTGATTCGTTGATGATCCATCGAAATTCCAAATTGGAAAATTTCCATTAAGGAAAGCGTTCTTGACGGATTCGTATTCAACAATCTTGACTTTACTTCTTAGGTTGGGTTCAGGTTTATAACCATCTAACCACACATATTCCAAACGAATTTTCATTTTATTTTATTTATGACATTTATTATTTCTTCTTTTGTAAAACCTTCTTCATACATCCGATAAACTTTACAAGAAAACTCATCGGTACAAATAATTGCATCGGCTGACAAATATTTCATAAGATTTTCAAGGTTATTCAAAATATTTTCTTTTTTTAAAAGTCTTTTATTGAATCCCATGTTAATGAATTTTAGTTTTTTTTAGTTTGTGATAAAAAAAATAACCTAATTTGTTTACCTAAGTCTTGGTCATTTGGGTATTTTAATATCATTTCTTTTAAGAAATCTAACAATTCTATTTTTTCTTTATCACTCATTGTTTTTATTTAATTTTTCAAATTTTTTGGTTTGTGAAATGTGTCCAGCAATTCTTCTTTTGAACATCGGTAGTAATGTTTCGTCTATTGGAAAAACACCACTAGATGTCATATGAAAAATCGGAGCAGTCTTTTTATCAACAGGACTGAATGAAGAAAAATTATTTATAATTTTTGATATTGTCAAATCATTTAAAGCATCACTGTGAATTAATTTTACATTTGTCATTTGTTGAGGGTTTGATTTGGTCTCTTTTTTAATCACATATTCCCAAACATAATGAGTTTTTTCATGATCAATAAAATAAAAGTAACCTTTTGGGTGAAGAATGTTTTTTTTGTTTCTTTTGATTTTCATATCCAAAGAATCAAAAACTATTGTCCATACTGATTTGGCAATATTAAAATACTCCATCATCCTTGGTGCAGAGTAAATTAATATTTGTCTAAATTCTTTAGATTCATCGTCTGACATTTCAGGAAGTTCTCTTACTTTGAGATCTTTTACCATAATTTCATCGTCAATGTTTGTGAGTTTTTTGTCGGTGTATACAATTTTATGATCTCTCATAAGTGCTTGTACATTCATTAAATGTAATGATAGTTCGATAAAACCAGGGTATAACTCTAACTTATCAAGTTTTTCACCCATCTTTTGGAAATAAGAAAGTAGTTTGTATTCTTTGTATTCTCTATCAATAGGTTTTTCGAACATCCAATCGGTGTTCATCAAAAATTCTATTTTTTTTCTTCGTGCCATTCATAATAAAAATATGATATATTGTTCAACAAATAAAGACCTAACTAGCCCTCATCACAAAATACCAGTCACCGTTTACCTGTGTTTCAAACATTTCTCCATCATAAGAGTTTAATAGATTACCATATCCATCACTATTTACGATAATATCCTTAACCTCATCTAAATCAACAAAATCCATTATAAAACTTTTTTCATATCCGTAGTGTTTAATGAAATCATCAATATCATCAACATATTCACTAACTCTATCATTGATTTCATTCTGTATGTAACTTTCATCATAACCACCTTGTGGATCTTCTATAATTTCTTCTATCGTCTCTTCTAAACCTTCAATTTTTCTTTCGATGTTTTCGTATTCTTCGTCAGACAATTCCTCACTTTTTAATTTATTATTTAGATTTTCTATAGTTTTTTTTAATTGATTAACTTGATGTTGTTGATTTGTAGATAATTCAAGTCCTATATCATAGTTTTCAGGATCATCTCTAATTATATCTTCATAAAAATCTTCTAACCAACTTTCCCACTGTCCTTTATCAATCGCCTGATCCCAAACCCATTCACTAAACGCATCATAACCCATATCGTCAACTGCATTTTCAACATATCTTTTAGCTGCAATCTCTAACTCATCTTCAGTGTAAACATCATATGTGTCAGGTTGTAGAGTATCAGCACCTAACCATTCGTATTGTTTTCCAATACCGTGAGTTCCAGTACCACTAGGGTAAATAAAATATTTGTCTTCTTCTACTTCTTCACCATTGTCGTCTTCATATAAAGTGGGTATACCTTCTTGGACCAAAAAATCATATAATGCTTCAGTTCTTTCAGAATCATCGTCTTTGTTTTCTGTATTCCACTCATCATTTTCTCTATAATCGGCTAATTCTGAAAGTTTTTTATTTCTTTCTCGTTTTAATTGATTTGTATGCATTGTTGATCCCCAACTACTAACATACCCATCTACTGTAATTCCATCAATATTTGAGACATTTGTATTAGATATGTCTAATCGTCCCATTACTCTAACAACACCAGTTAATGGTCCAACATTTTTAAATTTTCTAAGATCTAAACTACCATTAATAACAATACCCTTACCTCTGTATGGTTTTAAATTTGCAACTCTTGCCGCAATACCTCCAACATCTTCTAATGTTTCTGTATATTGATCAGGAGTTAGTGTAACAATATTCTCATCTTGTTCTAATAAGAAATTTTTAAAGAAGTCTCTCATAATTGATAAATATAACAAAATAAAAATAATTGATTTTTATTTTTTTTGAATTAAAGTTGTTTTAGATAATATTTATAGATAAAATAAACCACTTAAAAATAACTATCATGGGTTGCGGATGTAAAAACAAAACTAATCAACAGATACAACAAGCTCAACAGGCTCAACAAGCACAAACTCAAGCTGGTGGTAACGCCACTCAGGTTAAGTCCAATGTTCAAGAGAATGTAAAAAAAGTAATTAACAAATATTACAGAAGATAATATTTTCGTATCATCAAGATAAGGTGTTCCGATTGGGACACCTTTTTTGTTTATAAGATATTTATACCATATGAGTTTAGATAGAGCAAGACAATTAGTTAATTCATTTAATTATGGTGATTTTGATGACGACATTGAACCGTATTTTAATAACTTAATTACATTCTTTAAGTTTGTTAAAAAATACGGTCTTTTAGATGAATTAGATTTAGGTCAAGTAGGTTATCGTAATTGGGATGAAGAAATCTTAGACTTCTTAGATGAAAATGGTGTCTTAAATAACCTTAGTTATGATGCCGCACCTGATGAATTAAAAAATGTTCTTCTACTTCGTAAATTAGATGAAGACTATGAAGGTACAATTCTTTTTATTATAAATAATTTATTAACCGATGTTGAAATTAGAAATGGTGGTTTTTATTTATATCTAAGGGGTAGAGAAGAGTTAGCGAACTTTTATTGTGGGAGTAGTGGAAGAAGGGAAGGTGTAAGACATATTGCCGAACAAATATTCAGTGAGGAAGGTTTAGATTATGGTTATTATGATAGTGACGCTAAACCATATGAGACAGTAACTGAATTGGATGACGCAAACTATATCAAACTTAAAGATGTTGTTTACAAAGAAATTGGTAACGCTGAGTTATCTTTAGATGACTATAATTCTGACTTTTTTGAAGATTTATCGGAAGAACAAAATACACCAGGTTATTTTAGAATAAGACCTGAAGATCTAAATGATTTATTAAAAGATGTTGACGCAACTAATGAATTATTTAGTAATGATTTAGAAGAGATTGGTAGAGAACTAAGAAGTATTTATTATAATGCTGAAAACCAAGCATATGAACAAGAAATTTATGAAGCCATTTACGGTGGTTTAGATGAATTTTTTGAAGGTAAGATAGATGAGGTTCCAATAGAAAGAGATGGAAAAACTCGTTATTTCCATTACATAAAAATTAGAGATTTTGTAAAAGAAATTAAAAATTTTTTAGAGAATAATAAAGGTAGTACTTATAGTGATTCATTTTTAGAATATTACGGCACTTATAATGAGTTTTTGATAGGTTTAATAAACGATGGAGTACTTGAGTGTATTGATGTAAGACTTCCAGATTATCCAGATTACTCTCTAACACAGAAAAACATCAACGAAATGTTTCCTGAATACATCTAACTATTTATAGTTTCTTTTATTTCTCATATACATTATAAAAACCAATAATATGAGAAAATTAGAAAAAAACACAAGACGGTATTTTGTGAATCTATTCGCAGACTACATCCTGTCAAAATTCAACAAAAAAGAAAATACAATTATCCAAGTTACAGATTTTGAAACCTTTGTAGTTGTTAACGGTCAAACAACAAGTAAAGATGTTTTAACTTTGAACGATCTGAAAACAGAGTTTATAGAATCAAACAAAGAATTATTCAGTTCACTCAAAAAAGAAGATCTAAACATTATTGACATTATTAAGTATGATCAAGAAATTACAGATTTTCCAAGAGCATGGATCAAAGTTAATAAATCTTTATATGTTAATGAGTTTGATCCCATTTCAGAAATAAACATTTCATCAGAGTTTCCTTATGGTCACAGTTTAGGGTGTGGAAGAGGAATTATATATTACTCCCACTATATCTTTAATCAAATGTACTCTTTGTTAGGTGTTGATAAAATATACTTTCATTACTCAAATGAACTTAATGAAGATGAGGATTATAGAATTAAAGTACTGTGCGATTCTCAAGTTCCTAAGAAAACCATTGAGAGTCTTGTTTTAGATTGTTTTGATATGGACCTTACTGAGTTTAAAGAAAGACTATCTAACTACGATTTTACAAAAGATATAACCGATCAGACATTAAACAAACCATACTTGGTTCAAGATAGACTAAAAGACATAATATTACTATAAAAGAAAACCCCTCGATATCGAGGGGTTTTTTTATTTATCTTTCGTAGAACTCTTTAATTATATTCAATCCTTGATCCATATCTTCAAAGTCTCGATCAGGAGCATACAAACCTGTAATGGGTTCTTCACTTTCAGGATTCTCAATTAACATGAATGCCGGTACAAACTCGTTTCCTGTTGCTTCGATAAACATTTCATATTCTTCTTCATATTCATAG